ACGCCGGGCAAAAGAACAGAAATTATTTACAACCCCCATTCTACAATAATGCCAACAATACTAAAAGCAATAGGCGGCTTTTTTGCAAGCCTGTTTAAAAAACTAACCGGCACCGATGGCGTTGCCGTGCAGCTACCCGCGGATATTGCAATCACCACGGCCGAAATAGACCTGGTAATAAATGTAGTTAACAAGGTTAAGGCGGTAGTTAACAACCCCATTGTAGGGCTGATAATTGACTTTACACCAACCGGCATAGACAATGCCGTGCGTGACAAGATTAACCAGGCAATACCAGCGCTGCTTACCGGCTTAACCTTTAGTAAAAACCTGTTAGATACGCCGCCGGATAATGCGGTAATGCTTGATAAGCTTTTAAGTAAGGTGAAATTCAGTGATGACGCTGATAAAGACGCATTATACCACGTATTGGCTGCTCGCCTTATCATGGTGGTAAGCGATGGTAAAGTAACATGGAGCGAAGCCGTTAGCGTGGTGGAGCTTTATTTCAAACAAATTTTCATTACTCAATAATCATAAAATGAAACTGACAGTAATTACAACCGAATTTTCAAATGCCCTTGTAGAAAGCGGCGATTTGCATGGTGCGGACTTGAAAGATCTTTTCAATACCCACCCGTCGGTAGACAGATTTTACATTACCTCCGACGGGCAGGCGTTTTTTGCCGAAAACATGGCAGATAGCCACGGCCAAAAACTAAGGGTACGCGATTATATCGAAGTTACCCGCGACCAGGTAATTAATGCCGATGGGCTGACATTGGACGTACCGCCAGCAGAGCAGCCACCAGCAGACCAGCCACCGGCAGACGTACCGCCCGCAGATCAGCCGCCAGCAGACGTACCGCCGGCAGATCAGCCACCGGCAGGCGCACCGCCAGCGGATGAAGCGCCAAAAGATGCTTTGGCTATAGCCTTCGCCACCCCTGAAGCCGAAAGGACACCCTACCAAAAAGGTTTAATCACTAAAGCAACAAAAGCAACCGAAGGAGGCAATAACTAATGATACCAGGTGTAAATGTGCAGCTGGCCAATGGCCAGTTAGGTGGCAGCACTGCCACCAATGATAATATTACCGGTGTAGTTTTAACCGGCGCTGGTACCGGCTTGCTGCCATTCCTCACCCCCGTAAAGGTAGTAAGTGTAGACGATGCCGTTTCAAAGGGTATTACACTGGCTGCGGAGCCGGAAGCGTACCAGTTTGTTACAGAGTTTTACAGCATTGCCGGTACACGCGGCTGCCCCGTTTATATCATGCTGGCGGCGAATACTACCACTTTGGTGAACCTGTGCGACGTAACAGTTACCACCGGCCTTAAAAAGCTGATTGATTTTGGCAACGGCGAAATCCGCGTGGTTGGCGTTGCCCGTACCCCGGCCGGGTCATATGTGCCGCCTGTTTTAAAGTTTTTAGATAGCGATGTGGCGGCAGCCGTGCCAAATGCAAAAGCGTTTGCGCAGGCCATGTTTGATGCCCACAAGCCGGTTAGGATATTGCTTGCAGCACGGGTAAACGATGTGACGCACGCTACAATTGACAGCCCAAAAACATTAACGGCTAATAACGTTGGCTTTGTAATAGGCGGCGCGCAGAACAATGGAGTTACCTCGCTGGGTTTGGTTTTAGGCCGTATCGCGGCAACCGCCCCGCATGTAAACATAGGCAGGGTTAAGGATGGTGATTTGCCTGTAAGTAATTATTATATAGGTACACAAAGCATCCTGCCGAATATCGATGCGCCAACAGACCCATATTACAGGCAGCTTGACCAGCTTATTGATATGGGCTATATCACTGTTAAAAAGTACGATCAAAAAGGCGGTCTTTTTATCAGTAACGACCCTATGGCCTGCCCTGAAACCGACGACTATAACAGCCTGGCATATGGCCGTGTGATTGATAAGGCTTCTATTGTAGCTTATCAGACTTATCTTAACGAGATTAACGACGATGTCGATCCTGACGAAAACGGCAATCTCGAGCCGGTGGTATTAAAGGCACTGGAAGCGTCAATAGTGAACGCCCTTAACCTAAACATGGCCGAAAGCATGAGCGGTGATCCTGTGGTTAGAATTGACGATGCCCAACAAATCACCCAAACATCAACGCTTAATGTTAACCTGGGTATTCGTCGTAAAGGGTACACCAAAATAATAAATATCAAACTGGGTTTTTATAATCCGCAAAACAACTAAGCAATGGCAGATTACATAAACAGTCAGGAACTGGAATGGAAACACTCCACCCTTGCGTTTTTAAGCCTTACAATTCGCACTCTCCGGGGCTTTAAATACAAAAAGGAAACAGAAAGTGAACACCTATTTGGCGCAGGTGATGAGGCTTTAGGTATTCAGACAGGCAATAAGAAAGTTACAGGCTCTGTAAAAATGCTTAAGTCTGATTATGATAAGTTGAACGAGGCGGCGCAAGCGGCGGGTTACGACGATTTTGCCGACGTTCCTTACCAACTTATCGTGTTAACCTTTGTGTACAAGAAAGCCTTTGGCCGCGCTCAAAAAACTGATATAATCAGGGGTGTTAAGTTTACGGAATGGGAAAAAGGAATGGAGCAAGGCGCGAAAATGATGGAAATAGACATGCCGTTTATAGCGGTTGGGGTTAAGCAGTCATAGTTTTAAATCTCTTTTAAATCAGTTTTAAAGTGAAAGCAAAAGATATTATGCCGCGCAGCGCGGCAAACGTTACCGCCGAAGTATTGGAGGCGTGGAAAAAAGAATACCCGACCGGCGTTTTTGAACTGGTTGTGAATAGCGGCGAATTTGAAACAATTACCGAACCAGGTAAACCGCCGGTTAAAAAGCCAATCCCTTTGTATAAAGGTTATATGCGTAAGCCCACCCGCGATGAAATGCGCGAGTTTACTTCAAAGCAAACCGACCCGGTAACCTATACAGAAATAGTACTGGATGCGCTTTGGTTGGGTGGCGATGAATCCATTAAAACCGATGATGAGGACTTTTATAGTGTGATGCCGCAGGTACAAAACGTACTTGACATTAAGAGTTCGGAAATAAAAAAATTATAGAGGCTGCCCGTGGTGATATTGAGGCAAATTATTTAGGATACATCGACACCTCGATAGCTTATTACACCACTTATGACCCCTCTGAACTATCCGACGAACGTTGGGCAGAAGTTTACAAGCAAATAAAAGATATACGGCAAAGAGAGGCCGCACAAACGCAAAACAATGGCTAACCTGGTTGAATTTCTTGTAAAAATACGCGATTTGGCATCGGGACAAATGCGCCAATTGGCTACCAACGCCGACGGCGCATTTAGCCGTATTTCTTCGCGTATGAACCGTATAGGAATGTCGGCCGATCAGTTGAACGCCCGTATCGATCAGTTAACCCGAACCCGTGATATTTCAATTGACACCCGGCAGATCAGGCGGGCGAACCGTGAAATTGCTGACCTCGAACGCCAGCGCGACCGCATTACCAACCCTTCAAGTGGTGGCGGTATGGGGCTTGTTGCAAAAGGTTTGCTTTTTGGTGGGCTTACCGCCGCTGTAGCGCTGGGGGGAAGTGCTATTAAAAGTGGCATGGAACGGCAAATGGCCGGTACAAGCTTCGAGGTAATGGCAGGTAATAAGCAGGGCGATCAGTTACACGGTAACCTGATGGGCTTTGCAAAGGATACCATTTACGGTAATGAGGTTTTTGGCGAAGCTAAAACAATGCTCGGTTTTGGTATCGCTGCCAAAAACATTATGCCCGATTTAAAAATGCTGGGTGATGTTGCAATGGGCGATGCCGAAAAGATGAAAAGCTTAACCCTTGCTTTTTCGCAATCAGCAAGCGCGGGCAAGCTTACCGGGCAGGACTTACTACAGTATATCAACGCCGGGTTTAACCCGTTGCAGGCCATAAGTGAAAAGACAGGCCGCAAAATGGCCGATCTGCGTAAAGATGTTGAAAAGGGCAAAATAACGTTTCAGGACGTTGCCGGGGCTTTCCAATATGCAACGGGGCCGATGGGGCGTTTTCACGATGGCATGCAGCTGATGGGAGAAACGCCAACCGGAAAAATAATGGCATTTCAAGGTGCTTTAACTACACTGGTGGGTACTATAGGTATGGGTTTGCTACCGGTAGCCGCTGGTATGATTGATGTACTAAACTGGCTGGGGAATAATCAAGGCCTTATGTATGGCATTGCCGCCGGTATAGGCGCTATGACAATAGCATGGGGACTATATACCGCCTGGACACAACGGGCGGCCATTTGGCAGGGCATATTAAATGCTATAGCGTTTTGGCCTATAGCTGTTATTGGTTTGCTTGTGGGCGCGGTGGTTTGGTTGATAAAAAGTTATGACGGTTGGGGCAAAAGCATAAAGGCGCTTTGGCAGATCATTAAGGATTTTTTCAGCATAGTCGGGCTGGCATTTAAAGAAAGCTTTCAACAGTATTTGTACTGGTTTGAGTTGTTTTACCTCAAAGCTAAGAGTGTTTTCCAGTTTGTAGGCCAGCTTATCAGTAACACCGTTGAGGCGATGAAACTGGCGCTCGGCGGCCATTTTGCGGAAGCTAAAAATGTCTTAACAGCACATATTACTACTGATGCTGATAAAGAAATTGACGCGTTAAGAAAAGAACGGGAGTCACAGCGCCGTGAAAATGTGGCGGCCGCCGTTGGACACATGCGGTCAATAGCCAACTCATGGAAACAAGTTGGTTTAACAAAGGCCAAAGGCGGCGGCGATAAGAAATCAAGCTGGATGGATTCATTAACCGGCGGCACTGCCGGTGCCGGTGGTGGCGGTGTCCCCGACGGGGTTCAGGATTCGGCCAAAGGTATTGCAGGTGGCGGTGTTCGTAACCAAACTATCAATATAGCGAAGCTGGGTATTGACGAACTTACATTACATGCCGCCAGCGTTACCGAAGGCGCAGCCGAAATAAGGGCGATTTTCATTCAAATGTTTAACCAGGTTATCAACAGCGGAAACGCGGCCGTAAACCCTAACTAATGCAACCGTCATACGCTAACCTCAATACCGTTTTCAATATAGCTGATATATTCAAACAGCTATACGGGTATAAGCCTGCGCAGGTACCTGGCTTCCCGCCTTCGCCTGTAGATAGTTCAAACGCAATTATACAACCGGCCACCCGCAAAACAACCAACATATACGGTACGCCCCTTTACGGGCAATCTGATATGATTGGCCGCGAAGTGTTTTCGCCGATCACTATTGAAGTTGATGGCGTTGATTACTACTTTCCTTTTGCGGTTATCGGGTTCGATAGGGAGTTGACGGTTAAAGAGGTTGAAATGTCCGAACTGGGCGGCACCGCTAAGCAGATCATTAATAAAAAGGATTGGGTAATCACTATTAAAGGGTTTTTAATAGGTGATTACGAACAGTTCCCGGATGAAAAGCTGAAAATGCTTAACGATGTGTTTGATTACGCAAAGCCGGTTAGGCTTAAATCTGCCGTGTCCGACATATTTCTGCATAGTAACGACCAGGTGCTTATTTATAAAATATCAATCCCCGAAAAGCCAAAGGTTATCGGGGTGCGTGATTTTGCATTACAGCTAAAAAGCGATTCAATTTTTACGCTCTATTATCAACCCGCATAATGGCCTTTACACTAAATAGTATTAGCAAAATAGGCCGCTACTCGTTCAGGGGCGGTATTAACGATCTTGTGATAAAGAAGAACGTTCATGTGATTGTTGATACCGCCGTGCTTAAAATACCGGGCTTAGGGCAGGTAATACCGGTGAGCAACGCAATTAATGACGCACTTAGCGTAATTGGTTTGGGTAGCCAACAGCCGGTTAAAAACACCCCGGCCAATAGCGTTGAAACCGCAAAGCTGTTTAAAGAAGGCGACCCGGTGGCTTTCGATCTTGGCTATAACGGCGACCTGCGTAATGAGTTCAGGGGCTTTGTAAGGCGGGTTAATTTGACCACGCCGGTTACTATTGAAATGGGTAGTTACGCCTGGCAGCTTCGCAACCAAAATATATTGGCAAGCTGGAAAAAAACAACCCTCAAAGAGGTTTTAACCCGCATTATTCAAGGTACTGACATAGTGTTAAGCCCGGATATTCCGACAATAACGCTAACCAGCTTTTACATTAAAAACGAAAGCGGTTTAAAAGTACTGGAATACCTTAAAGACAAGATGTTGTTAACGGTTTATTTCGATGACAACGTGTTATACGCCGGTATTGAAGAAGGGCGTACCACAGTTGATACGGCTGGTAACAAAAACCTGACAGGCCTTGCCGAAGTGGTTTACAATTTGGGCTATAACTGCCCGGTAGACCAATCGGATTTAAAACAGCGGTTAGGCAGCGATAACAAGGTACGCGTAAGGCTGAAAACCCGTGGCAAAACTGGCAAGCATATACTTTATGAAGCTGGCGACCCCGGCGGCGCTATTGTTGAAAGGATTATCCCG